ACAAGGATCAAGAAATTTTTTTTAATTATTTAGTTGACATTGCTCCCATAATATCTTATATAATAAATAGTAGTTTGAGGTCAATAGCGGTAGCCAATCCGCCTTGTATATTGAGTACTGCTACAGAGCGGGGTTGGCTCCATCGTATACCAAAGACCTGATAAACTCATTAATGGAGGCAGGCGCAACCCCGCAAGAATAAAGGAGTGACTTATGAATATAAAAGAAGCATGGGCAAATGTTGGCGGTTTAAGTAAGCCAAGTAAAATGCCAGGATATGGTTACGGCCTGAGCGCATTTGAATGTGACACCGGGTCTAAGCTGCGATTGATTGAAGGTAGTACTTGTTCTTTTTGTTATGCCTTAAAGCTCAGGTATACTTGGCCCAGTGTTAAGAATGCACACGCCAACAGATTAGAATCTATCACCAATGACAATTGGATTGAGTCTATGGTTCTATTAATAAAACATTACGGAAAAAAAGTTCCTTATTTCAGATGGCACGATTCAGGCGACATACAGTCACTGGACCATTTTAAAAAGATTGTAGAGGTAGCAATGGCAACACCAGGTATCAAGCACTGGCTGCCAACACGTGAAGCTGGGATCCTGAAAACCTTTTATAAACAAGGCGGTTCACTCCCGGGAAACCTAGCGGTGCGGGTATCCGCTACGATGATTGACGGCAAACCCCATAGTAATGTGGGGTTAACGTCAACAGTTCACAAAGAATCGAAAGCAATTGGGTATAGTTGCCCGGCTAATAAACAAGGCAATAGCTGCGGATCTTGCCGGGGTTGTTGGAATATCAATATAGAAAATGTGAGCTATGCAGCTCACTAAAGAATGCAATCATTGCTTCAGGGACTATTCCCTGGAGCTGATGCTTGTCACCAAGTCAGGAAAAAATTTATGTATCCGGTGTTTTAATAGAAGGCACAAGGATCAAGCTTTAAGACGCAAGATTAATCAGGCAAGACTCAAGCTGCTTCCAGTCGCAGGGTTCAGGGATCAAGGCACAAGGTTCAAGGTTCAAACCTTGGGACGCAAGGTTCAAGGACCTTCCCCCAGAGTACAGAGCAATCCCTCTTTGAGAGGGGGTCTGTACCATGATAATTGATTTAGCACCCAATTTAAATCTGTGCATATGCCACGATATTTGTCCTGGCGATAGCTTCACCGCATTACCTGTACTTACCTTTAACTCGATCCAAAATTCATGACATCTTTTTTCTTTATCAATAAAAAAAGCATTTAAATCAGGCAATCCTGTAGGAGTAATGGCCTCAACTCTAGTGAGGGTAATTTTTGTAAACTTATTCTTTATCCTTTTCCAGAATTTTGTCTCCGGTTTTGTCGTCATCTAATATTTCAAAGCTCCCTTCGATAGATAATTTCTTATCCATATCTGTTAATAGTTTATCCACTTCTTCACGACTAAGTTGGTCAATAGATCCATGCATAATCTCTTTCCGGTCAATGTAAAGACCGGCCACTTGACCTCTAGATTTCTCGGCTTGAACAGCAGCATTCCAATTGCCTTTATCTTCAGCACCTTTACTTAATTGATCTAATCTTTTTAAATGCCTATGAAGATTAACCTCGTATTTCTTTTCCTCCTGGTTCCTAAGTTCTCTAATGTACTCGGCTACATGAGGTTTTTTTCTAAGCTCGGAAGCTGTCTTGGCTGCCACTGATTCAGCATATCCTGCCTGGATTGCACAATCTTTGGCTGTCATTTCTTCTCCATGTTCAACGAACAAAACACAAAATTTAATTTGTTTAGGGGTCAATCTATCTCTAATGATATCAATATCCATACTATCTTTATAATTTAAATTGGCAGAAAATAAAGATTTTAATTATTTACTGCTACGCCTATTTTCTATGGCGTAGCACTGACGTAGCATCAAATTGAGGTTTAAAACATTGATATGTATAGTGATTTTCTCTACTGCTACACTGCTACACCGCTACAAGGGGGTAAGTGAGTTTTTGTAAAGAGAATAGGGTCAAAAAACACTATACACTGTATTGATTATGTGTATAGATGGAGTTGCCTCATCAAAAAGAGGTTATTCACTCCCTTCCCTCGCATAGTTTTCATTCTTCTGTGTGAGGGACCATTTTTTTTATTATTTTTTATTGACATCCCAGATTACATGGGATAAATAGTATATAAATAACCCTTAAAAACGGAGGCGAATATGGGTAAAATGAAAGCATGGTTGCTTACTATGGAAGAAGAGGCAGCTGAATTATCAAAACTTCAATTTTGTTTAAAGCATGGTGCGATAAACCAGGACATTTGGGATAGAGTTAATGATCCTAATTATGATGACGGAATGAGAGAACCAGAGGAGGTAGCATAATGGCTGAATGGAATGTAGTATTGTCTTATGATGTTCAAAAATTTTTTACAGTTAAGGCAGATAGTTATGAACAAGCACATGAAAAAGCTAGAGCTTGGGATTATATAGATGTTGATGAAGACTGGGAATTTAGAGACTATATTGAAACAACAGAAATAAAGGAGGAATAATGGGTCAGTATCATAAGTTAATTAATATAACTAAAAAAGAATATGTCGTGGGCCATGATATAGGAATCGGTTTAAAACACTACGAGCAAATAGGATTTGAAGGTTCAATGGCCGATGTCCTTTATTGTTTGATGATTGCGCAAGGTAATGACTCTCGAGGAGGTGGTGATGTATCTGGTCATAAATTCATTGGTCGGTGGACCGGGGACGATGTAGCGATAGTCGGGGATTACTATACTGACGATTTAGGTGATAACCATAAATACAACGGTCTTTATGACATAGTGGAGACTGATAAAGATTATAAAAATATATCACCCTCCATTAGATGGATGTTAAGAGCTGTCTATCCAAAACTTAAATTTAAAAAGGAATATTTTACTACGAAAAATTTGGATGGAACAGAAGTAAAGATTGCGATGTGGAATAGAGAATGGAAACCATACGCTAACAGCACCAAACTTAAGGGGGTAGCATGAAAACAATCGTGGTAAAAATTAATGGTAAGTGGCAGCTTATTAAAGTTGAGGCCGGAAGAATATTTACAGGCGAGGACCATAACATGAAAGCTATTAAATACTTTGATAAAAAGGTAAAAGAAAATAATGATAACTAACATACTACTAGGGGCGATACTTATTGTTTTGATTTGTATTGCCCTTATGATATTTATAGCCGGGGAGAGATACTTTGGATCGAAAAAATTATAAAGTTTTACCTATCAGTTATCATGATACGAAACCTTTTATTTTAAATATTCATTATGCAAAGAGAATGCCATCAGTTATTCAATATTCATTTGGTTTATTTTATAAAGATGAATTAGTGGGAATAGTATGTTATGGCTCTCCTGCATCCCAAGCCCTATGCAAAGGAGTGGCCGGGATAGAAAACAAACCTTTAGTTAAAGAACTAAGTCGTTTAGTTTTAAAAAATAATGTTAAAAATGAGGCGTCATTTTTGGTAGGTAAGTCTCTTAAAATGTTAGAAGGGCCTTTGATTATTGTTTCTTATGCAGATACTAGCCAACATCACACAGGATATATCTATCAAGCTACAAACTTTATATACACCGGTCTCTCAGCAAAGAGGTCCGAGTGGAGAAAAAAGAATTCTAACCTGCACCCTCGATGGCTTAATGAAAAACGAAAAGAAAATCCAGATGATTATCATGTGGTCCAAAGACCACAAAAACATAGATACATTTATATTGTGGCCAATAAGAAAAAGAAAAAAGAATTATTAAGTAAAATTAATTATCCAACTGTAGACTATCCTAAATTAGAAAATAAAAACTATAAAACTGATACTCAGATCCCAACACAAGGATTATTAATCTAAAAAAATTTGGCAGAAAATCCTGTGGATAAAAAAAATCACCCCAAGTAAACTGCGCTGTTGCGAGGAAAAAATTTAACCCTTAAAAAAACTAATTTCATCTATTATGGAAACATTGTCGCATGATTTTCTGCGATTAAAAAAAATATTTAGCAGATTTTGATTCCCAAAATTTTTAGTCGTAAGAAATTTTTTTAAAAAAATGTTATAATGGTTTTGTATTAAAAATAACTTCATAAGTTATGAGTAGATACTGTTCTTTAAAAAGTGAATATGACTCTTATCAAACGACGGAGTGAATTATGATAGAATATCATTTAAAATATTATCATACCGATAGTGGTACTGAACACAATATCGAAAACTTTAGTTTTAATGATTTGTATAAATTTTTACATCTTGGTTTTATTTATATAAAAAACCGAGAGAATCATTTTTGGCAAGTTGTAAAAACAATTCCAAAACAATTACCAGATAATAATGGTTATTCTTATGATGTTTTAAATTCAAATAATCATATCTTTTTATCTTCTGAAGAAATGAATAAAATTGCCACATTAAATTATGGCAGAGAACTTTCTTTTAGAAAAGAAAAAGAATTGATGGAATTCTGTGTTTTTAGACACATGAGACATATGGTAGAATTTCACACTAATGAAATTTTAAAAAGAAATTTTGGAGTGGAAGTCGACAAAAGCTTCTGCGACTTTTATACTAGATAATCAGATAAGCTGATTAATTAACCTAGAGTCATATTCAACTTTTTAATCTAAAAAAAACTTTGGATCTTCTACAATAGGTGCAAGGATCTTGCGTAAAGATTCTTTTCCCTCTTCACAAACAGTTAACCACTCCTCTATTGTATAAGTTCTGTCATGTTTCGAATTCCAAAAATTAACAGAGAGGTTATTACATTTATTACACCGATAAATTTTTCTTATCGGACTATCAGGCAATCGAATACTCATAAGTAGCCTTAGTTAAAAGGCGCATTATAAGATAATTTGTATAAAAAATCTAGTTATTCTTCTTCTATTCTGTATCCAGGAAAGCTCTCAGGATCTAAAAGTGGTCCATAATATACGGTTCTATAGGTATTTCCTTTATAATCTGTATCATCCCAGCTCTGATGATAATGTTTATCCTCTTCTAATTCTCCTTGGGAATGACAAACTTTGCATTGTTCAATCACTTCTTCCGCCTCAAAAGCTAATCGTAAGTATCCATTACCTTTACAATTATGGCAAATAACCATTAACTTTCTCCTCTCAAAATACTGTTATGTTCTTCAATTTGTGTTAACAATATTTCTGCTTCTTGTTTAAGATATTCTTCTCTGTTTTTTAATCTTTCTTTTTGCCTAAAAATACTACGATTTTTTAGTTCTTCTAACTGCCAATTATATTTCTCTGCCAGTCTTTCTGTCTCTTCTACATTTTTTTGACTTCTTTTGTTTTCAGCAATTCTACTTACCTTTGCATGGTATTGTGCCATTAAAAAACTTCTATGTTTAAATGCTTTTACTCCTTCTTCTGTTTCTAATACACCTTCTGCAGGTTCAACTCTTTTAATTTTTTGCATATCTTCTCCAAACAATATTTCTTAAAC